GTGTTTCTTCATCTGATAAGTCAGCTACTTTTTTCGCTGCTTCTTCATATACTTTTTGTAAAGCAGCTACTACAGTAGCTGCTTCTTTTTTTGCTTTTGCCATACTTAAAATATTAAGCAGTTAACCAGTCTTTTACCACTGAGAATGCTTTTGGTTGACGCACCAAAATATCTAAGAAAGTGTTCAATGTGATTTCCACATAACCTTCTCTTTTACGGCTTACTTCGTCAACAGATAGATCCATAAAGCCCCACTGACCGATAATTAATTGAGAGAAATCACCAAAGATACCAGCTGAACAAATAGCACCTGAAGTACCTTTTACGAGGTTTGAAGGCACGTTGTTAGACATTCCAACTTTGTAACCGTTCACCATGTTTTCAGGTGTCATTAAGTAGTTGAAATCACCAGCAGTGTGTTTGGTTCTTTTTAATTTACCGCGAGTAACTGCGTTAAACAAATAAGCCAATTGAGCACTGTTTGCGTTTTGCACATACACACCGGTTTCTAAATCAATAATGTTGTCCCAAGTTGGAGCCGCACCGTTTGTACCACCAACAACAGCAGTTGTTCCTGCAACGTTTAAGATTCCATTGATAGAACCTGTTCCAACAATACCGGCTTGGTCAATTTTTAAAGCCACCTCTGCCATCATTTCAGCCATTGTATAGCTTTCTAAAGCTACAGATGATTGAAGGATGTTTTGCAACGAAATAGGCACACTAACCGCTAAACGTTTTGGTGACATTGTTTTGCTACCGTATGCAATTTTAGTGTTTGCCACGTTTGACACCTCAGTCTCCCAACTTGCTACAATTCCGCCATCGTTTGTAGGGAATTGAACGTTTCCTTGCAATCCTGTAAGGTAACGAGCCCCTAAAGCTTCTAAAACCGGTTGCGGGCGTAAAAACTCAATAGGATCTGTTACTTCAGTAGCAACCAATTTTCCACCGTAGTTTGTAGAATCTTGTGTTACAGTTTGACCATCGGCACGTTTTTCAGCCAAAGGAATTGCAAATCCTTGAATTGCAACGCCAGCAGCAGCTGCACGTTTAGAAGCTTCTTGGTGAAACTCTAATTCTACACCTGACAATGGTGCACCGTTTTGCATTCCGGCACGAACCACTTTGTGAATAGAGAAACGAGCTTTCATTTTCTCGTTTTCTCTTTGCTCACCGTTACCTAATTCGTGCGAAACAGGTTTTGCAGAAATTTGAGCAATTCGCATTTCGCGAGCCTCATTAATTTCTGATTGAACAATTTGACCATCTAAGGCTTCCACCTCAGTGTCTAACGAAGATAACTGTGTGTTTTCTTCGGCCGTGAAATCTCGATTTTCTGCTTTTGCAGCATCGATAATTCGCTTTTGAGCTTCCAATTTAGAAGCTCGTGTTTGCTTTAATTCAACACTTTTTTTCATTACTTAAACTTTTTTAGATTATAATTCAACTGAGCTTCACGAACTGAAAGCTTTTCTGTAGGAGTTTCAACCACTGGTGGAACTTCATTATTTTTAAATCGAAGTTTAATTTCTTCGAAGTTTTCTGCATTACGTTTCACAGCATCGGGGTTGCTGCCAATTGCCACAACGGACCATTCTAGCAACTCATGTTCATCAAAATACAACGTATCGGTATCTTCACCCAACTTATCATCACCCCAATGACCGCGTTTTACATTTACACCTACCGATGCCATGCGAAGCGTTCCGGCTTGCACTTTTTTCCAAACCTTTTCGGCTTTCGGGTTAATATCTTCGGTTTCAAAACGAACGCGACCCACTAAAACATCACCATCCACAAATACTTCAGATGTTCCGATGATTGTATCGGGATCAGTTCCCCAGGAATAGTGATTGTAGCACACCAATGGATTTGCGTTGTATCGCTGCAAATCCCACCCGGATAATTTAAATACGGTTCCATATGTATCTTTTGCTTCGGAAGAAATTACAAATTCTGCCGTGCGATTTTCAATTTGCTCAGGCGTTAATGCACGAAGCACAGCTTCGCGTATTTGCATATTTTCGTTAGTTACTACTGTTTTCATTTGCACTTTGTTTTGTTAGGTTTTCGACCATTTCGAGTGTTTGCATATTAACTGGTTGTAATGGTTCATCTAATCCATCAATAGGATCCATATCTTCCAGGCTTCGCACTTCGTTACGTGTTAAAAAGCCTGAATAGATTCCGGCTGTATAAAAGTTTTTACGTGCTTCGAGGTCGCCACGTAAAAGAAATTTTTCGTTAAATTTTGTGTATAAGGTTTCACGCTGCACAACCGTAAATAATTTGCGGTTTAATTCCTGTTCATCGCGAGTGATCCACGGCAACAAAGAATCCTGAACATGTTCGATTGATTGGTGTTGGATGTTGCTGAAAGTTGCATTATCCAGGTGTTTTAATTTGTGTGGTGCTATGTTTAACCAACGACATACTTCGACCACTGCATTTTTATCGGATGCCAAAAATTCGGCTTCCTGCGGTGTTACAGAAATAGATTTATACTTAAATCCTTCATCTAACATAGGTACATTAAATTTATTGCCAGCCGCTAGTTTTTTAGTAAAACCATCTTCAATCATTTTTTTATTAGGTGCCGCAACCGCCAAATCTGTTTCTATAACACCATAACCCAAACCACGATCTTTATAAATGTCGCCCTGGTATTTTTTGCCATCGAGCATGATGCCTAATTGCTGGGCCGCAAAGGTTATGATTCCAACACCCACAACACCATCAAAGGAAAGTCCTTTAAAATGCAACATGTTTGACGATTCGATTGTGCTACCTTTGTATTTGTAAAACATAAAGTTTTCGCCTGCATATACTTTTACATCATCGGAATCTCTAAAAATAAACGCTTCTTCAATTCCGGTTACTTCGTTACGAATGATTTCGGCATATCCGTTTCCTTTTATAATAGTAGAAATAGTAATGATTTTCCAAAAATCGAAGGAAGTCATCAGATCGTTTGGAGCCGAAGAAATAAGGTAATTTGCCGGGTGATTTGTGTTGACAAAACGGTTTTTACCTTCTTTTTTGTAGATGTGTTTGGGGAGTTTTGCAATATCGTTTGAAATCTGATCTACTGCATTGTAAAATGCTGATATTGTAAAAGCTGATTTGCTGTTTGCCAAAGTAGCTTCGGTAGCCATGCCACCAAACAATCCGAATGAACTTGTATAAGGCACTTTTAAAGTGGCTACAGTATTACGGATTTCAGGCAGTGCAAAGATATTTTTAAAAATGCCCATTACTACTTTTTATTTTAAATTACTTCAAAAGTAGAACAGGAATTTAAGGTGATTGTGCAACTATGTTTCCTTTTTTTTTTATATTTACAAATGAAACAATTTGTAATTGAACTTTTTAAATTAGTTGCTTTGGCTTTTTGCTTAGGTGTTATTTATACACTTATAGTTTTGGTTGGTACTGCTGTTTTAACTTGATGGTTTTGCTGGTAGGTTACTTTTAAACCCAAAAACATTGCAATGGTATGCTCGATGATTGCTCCTTTACTATCGGCCCAATTGGTGAGCATAAATATTTCATCGCAATCGCATAACGCTTTGATGTCGGTTTTCATGTAGGAATGCCAACTTTGATCGTGGTTATTGTGTTGTAACTTCATTGGGTTAACAGGTGTGTAGCCTTTTATAAATAGCACTGTTTCTATTTGTTGAAATAATTGGAAGGCTTCTTCTTCAATGCCGGTTATTTTGCCGGAAATGTATATTGTTTTCATTGGTTTAATTTTTTAGTTTTTTAATTATTTTGATTAATGTTTTTTAAAATTCGAAACATTACATAAGCTTCGAAAAGCATTATGAAGTACACAATTATTTGTCGCACTATTTTACGGTTAAAGAAATCGAGCTCTAAAAGCATGGATGTGACCATGAGCAAGGCAATTCCGGCAAGCAACACCAGAAAGGAAATAAGGTTAGGGTTTTTCATTTTTTATATTGTCTTTTTAATGTATTTCTAAAACTGTTGTAATCGGAATATTTGTATTCACCAAAAAAATTAAAATACATGTCATTCACTTCATGAAAACAACTACACTGTGTTTTAAACTTTTTTAAGATTGAAAAATAATACTCAAAAAAACCAGATGATGTTGCCAGCTTTCGCATTAGATTTATTTTATGTTGTTGTTTTTCGATGATTTTTTTTTGTTCGATTTCCAGCTTTGTCATAGTTAATAATGTTTTTATGTTATATATAGATTTCGGATTCATCCATTGGTTTTTCGTATTTTGATTTTTCTTCTTTTGGTGATAACGAACCGCCTAATGCCATGATTGAAGCTATTATTCCATCGATTCTCTTACCTCCTGCGTGTGAACGTGATTTTGATATTCGGATGTTTTCGTTTGTGTCGGAAATCACCACACACCCGGAAAGCATCCATTCTAAAACGGGATTACCGTCGTGAATTATTTTATTTAAGTAAACAAGGCGTTCAAATTCTTTGGTTGGAAACGAATAATTTGTAATTGTTTGTGTAAAATAGGCCACTTCAAAACCTTCTTCTTGTAAATTTGATGTGATATTTGTTGCCAAATAGCGATCTATTTCGATGCGTTTTACTGCATGTTTGTGGTATTCAATGCGAATTCTATCTTCTACAACGGCATGATCTACAACATCACCGGGTGTTGCAATGATAAAACCTGCATCTGCCCAATATTTGTAAGGAACACGGTCTTCTTTGCTTCGTCTTTCGATTGTTTTTTCAGGACAAAACAGTAATACTTTTAAATATCGCTTTTCGTGTTCATCGGGTTCGGAAAGTATAGCAAATGCTGTTAAATCTGTAGTGGTTGACAAATCGAGAGCTGCATAGCTTCCATGTTTTTGGAACTTAGATAACGGTATTTCGGAAATTTTATTTTTTTGCCATATTTCGGTTGGAATCCAAATTTTTGGAGCATCGACCCACATGTTTAGATGTTTGGTTTTGAAATTCGGAATTTTAGAAGGTTGATTGACACATTTAAGGTATTCATCGCGAATATTGTCGATTGAAAGTCCTTGGTTTAATAATGGATTGGCTTTTATCCATTTACTTTCATCGTTCCAATCGTCATCTTCATCTAAATCATGGATCATAATCCAAAGGCGGTCGTCTTTTTTTCGGCCTTCCAACACTTCAATAACCGAATCTTCATAATTTTTACACACCGATGCAATGTTAGTTCCGGCTGTTGTGATGTGCCAAGTTAAAGGTTGCAAGCGTTGAACTGCTGATGATTCAAGGTTTTCTTTCACGCCATCGGTTGCATGAGCGTGATATTCATCAATTATCGATAAATGGCTGTTAATTCCATCCTGGGTTTTACTATCGCCACCCAACGGACGAAGAAAACTGTTGGTAGGTTCGAAAATCACCTTGTTTTGCATGGTCCGAAAGCCCAATTGCTTTAAACGAGTGTTTGCCACAAAGGAATCAATGAAATCTTTGGCCGCATTCCAACAAAGGCGTGCCTGTTCTTCTTTTGTGGCCCCAATAAACACCTGAGCTTTGATTTCTTCATCAAACGACATGCAATATAATGCCACACCTGCCATTTCAGCCGTTTTTCCGTTTTTCTTGGCTCGTTTGTCGTAAATGGTTTTGATTCGGCGTTTGCCGGTGGCATCTTTCCACCCGAACACGTTGTAAATGGTAAATTGCTGAAATGGTGCCAACACAAACGGTTTTCCCGCCATTTTTCCTTCGGTATGGTTCAGGAAGTTTTCAAAGAACGTAACTGCAAACATGCCAGTTGCATGATCGAGGTGATAACCATCGGCTTCAGCGGTTTCTATCCATTGATAAAACCGCTCGACAGCAAGTTTTATTTTTTTTCCAACAGTAATTTCACCGGAACGAACGGCGGCTGCATATTGAAAAGGGATTGATTCGAGTTGGGATTGGGCTGGTTGCATTTATAGTCGGAATTCTTTTGTTGTGTTTTTTCTTTTCGCCACTTTGACACGGTTGTTAAGTACCAGGTCAATATAATCTTCCAATACGGTTTCTAAATGCACACTTTCAAAGGTTTCACCAATGGAAGGCATTTTTAAGAACCAATATTCACCACAGTTGGAACCGGTGATGACAAATGCAGCTCCACGGGTTTCGCTGTAGAGTTTTTTTGCTTCGTTAAGTAGTTTTAAAAGGCTCATTTTAGTAAGCTTTAAATTGATCGTGAAACAAGTCGAAGTTTTCGGGTTTAAATCTTTCAGCATCTTCAATTTTATATCTAACATTCATAAGTGCTTGGTAATAACTAAAATCATTACCGTTTATACTAAGAATAAAGCAGTTCAATTGATCCTGGTTTAAAGAAGGAATTCGATTAAATAATGTTCGGTAAACACTAAGTACCTTTTCGCAATATTCGCGATTTACACTGCTGGGAGAATACGGGATTCCGCAATCTTCAATATAATTTTCATAAATTTCAGTGATGAAACAATAAAAAACATAACAAAGTTTTACAATTGGCTCGTGTTCAAGGTTTTTGATGTTTGAATCAATTATTTTTTTTTGATAGGTTTCGAAGGTGTGTTTTTTCATGGTTACATCGTTATTATTTCAAAGTTTTTACGGATTACGGTATCTACTTTTGCTGATAGATCATTAAAATAATTACCGGAAGAAATTGTTTTAGCTGTATAAACTTCTTCCAATATCAATTCACAATGCGGAATGATTTCTTTGGCTTTTTGTTTTAAATCTAAAG